GAGCTATATCAAAATAAATGGGAAGGCAATATTAAGCAAATTAGTGATGCCGTTATATTTAAAGATAAATTTGTTTACAGAGATTTTGAAACTCCTAAAAACATTTTTCAAAATAGATTCTTTTATGGTATTGACTGGGGATTTAGTAATGATCCTCTTGCAATTATTAGGTGTTGCATTTCTGATAATGAATTGTATATTGATTATGAAGCTGGAGGGATTGGTATTGAGATGGAGCAATATGCAGGCTTAATTGATACCGTGCCAGATAGTAAAAAATGGATAATATATGCAGATAATGCAAGACCTGAAAGTATATCTTATGTTAGAAGGCAGGGATATAATATCTCAGCTTGTGAAAAAGGCAAAGGAAGTGTTGAGGACGGTATAGCTTATTTGAGGGACTTTAAGATGATAAATATTCATACTAGATGTAAACAATTATATAATGAAATGTGTCTATATTCTTATAAAGTTGATAGGATAACTAACGAACCACTTATAACACCTATTGACAAATACAATCATTATATTGATGCTTTAAGATATTCATTATCGCCTTACATAAAAAAAGAGGCTAAAATTCAACTACTTTATTAATATGTTTAATTTATTTAAAAAAACAGAAAAAAAGTCCGCACAAGGTTATTGCCAACAAGAAATTGACACAATATTTGATTATCAAACGAGATACTCTGAAGCAATAAGATTCTTTGTAAATGCTTATTATGAAGTTGCACCAGTAGGAATTGCTGTTGATATGATAGCTCAAGAAATAGCTCACTTATCAATTACTGCTGAAGATTCAACAGGTGAATTTAATAACAATGTAGATATACTTAAAAAGCTTAGAACTCCCAACAAAGACCAGAGCCTAAGAAGTTTTATTGATGAGATAATGGTTCATTATATATTGCTAGGCAATGTGTTTATTGATTTTAATAAAATTGGTAGTAGCTATGAAATGCTGGTTCTAAGTCAACAAAATATTACAATTGCAGGAATACAAGCTAACGGCAAAGCTACCACTATAATTTACAGTGGTAGCAATGATAATCTTATATATCGCGAATATAATTATAATTCTCAAACTAACCAATACGAAACTAAGCAAGGCAATATTTTACTGCATCTAAAAAATAACAACATAACTACTATTGACAAACAGATGGGAGTCTCTTTTTTAATGAAGGGACAGCTAGAAATATCGCAATATAAGAGTTTATCTGAATATAATAATGGACTTATCAAAAACCAATGCAGACCATCGCTAGGTTTCTTTTTTGAAGTTGATAAAATGAGTAATTCACAAATAGACGACATCAAAGAGACTATGAAAGCAATATCTGGCTCAACCGCAGCTGGTAAGCCTTTCGCAATCACTGCCAAAGCTAGAGTAGAAAAATTTAGTGAATCAACCAAAGATATGGATTTTGAGAATCTTAAAAAAAGCACTAAGAACATTATAGCTCAATGCTTAAAAATACCGTTGCCATTGCTTAATGATACTACTATGACTTATTCTAACTATTCAACAGCACAATATGCTTTTTTTGATAATTGTGTTTTGCCTTTTGCTCAAGTTATGATTGATTTTTTTAATAATAAAATATTGCCATTGCTAGGTGAAAGCAAATATAAACTAGCTATTGACAAAACCACAATCGGAGCATTAGAAGAAAGAAAATTAGCAACTGTTAAGAGCCATGCTGAGGCTAGTGTATTTACTATTAATGAAATTAGAGCTATTGGAGGCAAAGAAGCTGTTGAAAATGGAGATATTATTTATCAACCGCAGAATCTTGTCCCTGTTGGCACTGATAGATACACTCAAGATAATAGAGAAGCTCCCAGCGAAAAAGCTTTTTTTATTGCACTCATGAAAGAGCAAGGCTATAATGATAATGAAATAAAAGAATTAGCTAAAAAATATTTCTAATGAATGAAATAAACAAAAAAAAGATATTGCTAGAAGCTAAAGTTAATAAATCAATTTATAAAGTTTTAGCCAACCAAACTCAAGATGCCGTTAATCTTTTTGCTATTGATAAACTTGATGCTAATAATATTGCTAACAATTATATCCCTGAGATGCTTAAGGTGGTTAGAGATGCGATGCGATTATCTATTGCAACCTTCGGTTATTCAATAAGACAAGATATTGCTAAGGAATTTAGAGTTCAATTTAAAAGCGAGATAGATGACAGCAATTTTAATGATATCAATAAGCAATTGAGTTTTGATTTTAGCATTTTCATTGCCAACGAAAGCGAGCAACAAGTAAAACTAATTACTGAAACCTCAATTAAAGATATTGACAGAACCGTTGCTACACAAACTGCAATTAAGATGAATGAAGTTAGCGATCTAATTAGAGAGCAAAACGAATTAAGCTCAGTAAATACTCCACAAGCAAAAAAAAGAATTGCAACTATTGAGTTGATTATTAGAAATGCAAAAAGAGATGTTGAGAAGAATATCAAAACTAACTTATTGGCAACCAACAAATCAAGAGCGAAACTTATTGGAGAGCAGATCGTCGGTATTTCTGAAGCTTATTCAAGAAATAGAGAAGCTCAAGTTTTAAATAACAATATACAAACCAGTAAAGGAGTTTTAACACTCACTAAAAATTGGGTATCTATTCTTGATAGCAAAACAAGAGACGGGCATGTTAGTGCGGACGGGCAGTCTGTAGGGGTTGATGATAACTTTACTGTAAACGGAGAGTCCCTAAAATATCCTAGAGACCCTGCGGGAAGTGCTGGAAACACTATAAGGTGCAGGTGTGTTGCAATATATACTAAAAAATATTCTTGACAAGATTTTGATTTATACTAAACAATTAATTTAACTTTTTATGCCAGTAGCTCCTGAAACAGCAAAAAACAATGCAAAAAGAGGCTTAGAACTCCGTCAAAAATGGGAAAGAGGTGGGACTATGATAGGAGTTGCTAGAGCAAGAGATTTATCAAATGGTGCTGATTTAAGTATTAGCACTATTAAAAGAATGGCGAGTTTTAATCGACATCGGCAGAATTACCAGCCCGATAAAAAAGAGAGCGACGGCGGACCTACCGCTGGAACTATTGCTTGGTTATTGTGGGGTGGAACTGCTGGTATTGACTGGGCTTTAAGAATTAGCAATGAGAATAAAAGCAAAATGAAAAACAAGAATCTAAGTTTTGAGTGTAAATTTGAAGTAAAAGATAATCAAGAAGAAGATTATTACCATTTAAACGGCTACGGCTCAACTTTTGGCAATGTTGATAGAGTTAATGATGTAGTAGAGAAAGGAGCTTTCAAAAAGTCTCTTAAAAAAAGAATGCCTAAACTTTTATTCGGACACGAATCTAGAGATGTGCCAGTAGGAATTATTGATTCAATAAAAGAAGATGATAACGGGCTTATATTTGAAGCTAGAATGCCAAAAAATGATGCCTTCGTTAGAGATAGAATAATGCCACAAATTAAAATCGGTTCTCTTAATTCTTTTTCTATTGGATACACAATTGATGTGTCTGAAATTGATAACAAAACAGGAATTAGAAAATTAAAAGAAATATCATTATTTGAAATATCAATCGTGACCTTTCCTGCCAACGAAAAAGCAACTTTACAAGCTTTTAAAAATATTGAAGAGGCTGTTGAGTCTGAAGAAGTTATTAAGCCTGAAGAGGTTATTGAATCTGAAAATGCTACAGATGAAGCTAAACTAAAAAAAGATTGTATTGATAATATTGATTCAATTAGAACTTTTGAAAAAGCAATTGCTACTAAGTTCAGTAATCAAGATGCTAAGATGATGGTTGCCAAAGCCAAAGAAATTTTTCAACGGGATGTTGAAGTAAAAACCCAGCGGGAAGCTGAATTATTATGCGAGTTATCTTTACAGTCTACTCTTCTACAAATCAAAAATATTTAATAAATATGTCTGAATTACTAATTAAAAGTGTTCAAGAAGTAAATGAAGCTGTAACAGCTCTTCGTTTATCAAATGAAACAAAAAGTGCTGAAAGCAAAGCAACTGTTGAAAAAATACAAACTGCTCTTGATGCTTACGAAGTAAAAAATCAAGAACTAGTTAAAACTCTTCAAGAAAAAACCAATCAAATTAAAGATATTGAAGAAAAACTAATTTCTATGACTTCTGTTAGCAATTACAATTCTCAATCTCCTAAACTTCAACAAGAAATAAAAGCTTATGAAGACTTTTTAGCTAAAGGATTTCTTGAAACTGAAAAAAAATATCTAAGAACTGATAGTGCTATTAGCGGTGGTGTTTTTGTTCCTGAGGTTCAAGTTGCAGGAATAATTAAAAATATTACTGAAATTAGCAATCTTCGTCCATTTGCCAAGCTAAGAACTATGAGTGCTAAAACAGAATCAATGCCTGTTAGAACTGGCACCGTTACTGCTTATATGACTGGTGAAGCTCAATCTTCTACTGAAAGTCAAGCAACTTACGGAGACTTAAGACTTGAAGCAAAAAAAATGACTGCTGACGGCTCTATTTCTTACGAACTTTTGCAAGATTCTTCTACTGATCTTATCAATGAAATGATGATTGAAGTTGGAGAGCAATTTGCTTATAAAGAAGGCGAGCAATTTGTTAATGGTTCTGGTGCTGGTAATAATATGCCCGGATTTATGCAACATCCTGATATTGGCTTTATCAATTCTGGAGATGCAAGTTCAATTACTTTTGATTCACTAATTAAAGTAACTGGCGAAATCAAAACTGGCTATAATCCAATTTATGCTTTCAACAGAAAAACTCTTGCGGCACTAAGATTATTAAAAGATGCTAGCAATCGTTATATCTGGGAATCTGGTAATTTAGGTGTTGATGTTCCATCAAATATTAATGGAGCCTCTTATGCTTTATTGCCTGATATGCCTGATATTGGTGCTGGAACTTTTCCAATCATTTTTGGAGACTTCAAAAACTTTATGATCGGTGATAGAAAATCTTTAACCGTTTTTAGAGATGAAGGTACTAATTCTAAGTTAGGGCTTATTACATATGTTTTCCATCGTCGTGTTGGTTGCGTAGTTACCAAACCTGAGTCTTTCAAAAAAATTAAAATCTCTGCTTAATCTTTAACTTTTAAAATAAAATGGCTTCTTACGACCAAAAAACATCATTAAAAGCATTAAAAGCACTAAATATTGCTTCTATTGCTACAAATACTACTACTGCAGGCTCTTCAATTGATACTAAAGGCTTCGAGTCTTTAACTCTTTTTTTCGAGCTTGGAGCTAGAACTGACGGAACTTTCTTGCCTTTAGTTCAAGATTCTGACGATAACTCAACTTTTGCTGATGTTATCGATCAATTCTTAATCGGAACTGAAGCTGAGGCCTTACTAAACACTGCTAATACTGTAAAAAGTATTGGCTATGTTGGTAAAAAAAGATATGTGAAAGCATCAATAGTTTCATCTGCCGTCACAAGCGGTGCAACTGCATCTGCAACTGCAATTCTTGCTAATGCGGCTAAAAGACCTGTCGCTTAATTTATTGAGGGGTGTAAAAGCCCCTCTTTAATCTCAATTAAAATAATATGTTAATTAAAGTTTTAAAAAATACTTTCGCCTCTGCTAATAATTTAGGAAATAGCTTAAAAGAATATGAAGCTGGTGAAATATATGATATATATGAAGAGCTAGCAAATACATTTGTCCGTGAAAAATGGGGCGAATATGTTAAGGAAATAGAAATACAAACTCAAGAAGAAAATATAGAACTTGAAACTCAAGATTTAAAAATTACAAAGAAAAAAAATAAGTAATGGAATATATTTTAATTACTCCTGCACCAATTGAGCCTTTAACTCTAGACGAAGTGAAGCAAAAACTTCGTCTAACTGGCAATAATGATTTTGACACCGAGCTTACTAGATTAATAGCTACTGCAAGAGAAGTATGTGAGAATATTACTGGAAGGGATTTAATAACAAAAACTTATAAACTATATATTGATTGTTTTTCTAGTGAAATTGAAATAAGAAAAAGCAAATTACAATCAATAGTTGCTGTTAGATATTACTATAACGAAGTAATCAATACACTCGCAAATACTGAATATTACTACACAAAATCAAATGATTATTCTAAGATTATTTTCAAGAATAGCATTAATCACGATGAAATAAAACAAGCTATTGAAATAGAATTCACTGCTGGTTATGGAACTACTGCAAGCACAATACCTTCTGGACTTAAAGAGGCGATGCTTAATTATATTGATTTATTATTTAATAATTGCTCTAACGATGGAGCTGAGGCTGATTTATTTTCTCAATATATGATTGCTAAAAAACTATTCTTTACAATATGAAATGTTTATCAATTAAGAAAAACATTAAAAAAATATGCACCGCTGATTTTGACAAAAAGATTATTATTCAAAAATACGGGATTGTAGGTAGTAGCTCGCCTTATTCTGATACTTCACAAAACTATCAAACTCTTGCAACTATATTTGCAATGATTAAAACAAATGCTACTGGCGATTTTGTCAATAATGTAAATGTCGGCAATAGTATAACAATTGATTTTTACATTAGGCACAATTCATTAATTGATATTTCTCAACAGTTATTTGTTTTATTTGAAAATAAAAGATATAAAATTGAGTTGGTAGAAGATATTGATAAAGAAAATAAAACTATTAGACTGAGAGCAAAGGAATTAGGATTGTCAACACTGGGAGCTAATAATATATAATGATTACAATGACCGTTGCATCAAAATTATTATTACAAAGAAATAGGAACTTGCCATTTGAAATAACTAATGCTTTTAGAAAAACGGCTTATCAAGGTGGTAAAATATTGCTTAGCTGGATAAAACAAGATATGAAGCAACCTAAAACTGGTAGAGTTTATAAAAGCTACTTCGGAGTAAAGGGAAAATATAAACAAGCTAGATTTATCACAGCATCCGCTCCGAGCGAAACTCCTGCTGTTAGAACTGGCAATTTTAGAAAATCAATTGATTTCACTGTTATTGGCAATACAAAATTAGAATGGGGAAGTGGTAAAGGAACTGCAACTAATTATGCGAAAGCTCTTGAGTTTGGAACTCAAAAAATGCAAGCAAGACAACCCTTACAAAGATCGATGAAAGCAAATGATGGAGCTATAAAAGCAATGTCAATTGCTAATATTAAAAAAACAATTTTTAAGAATGCTCGGTAATATAATCGCTAATAGATTAAGACAAGTTTTAAGTAATTTTACTAATGATTTTACTGATGTAATCACAATAACTCAACTTGCTAAAAACAATAGCTTAATTACTGCTGATGCAACTAGCCACGGCTTAACTACTGGCGATTATATTGCTATTAAAGGAGCTAAAAGAAAAATAAATATTCAATCAATTATTGTTAATAATGGAGTTGCTACTATAACATTAGCAGAAAATAGTAATTTATTTATTGAAGAAAATTTAACTGTTGAAATATTCGGTTGCTCTATTGCTGGCTATAATGGCATCAAAACAATTATTGCATATCCAACATTTAAAAGCATTTCTTTTAATTCTGGTAATCTTGGTAATGCAACTGATGGATATATAACAATTAATGATAATATCTTCTTTAATGGCTATAAACAAATAACTAAAATTAATGATAATCAATTTAGTTATCCTGTTGAAAATACTATTACTAATAGCACTGCCCTTGGTAATATTACATTAAATAAATTTGCGAGAATACAGCATGCAGGTTCTAGCGAGAGAGCAACAGAATATTACAAAAATGATGCAACTAAAAAATGGTTGTTTGTTATTCTAGGAGACGAGCGAGTTGAAGAAAATGGGGCGGGGCTTACTACACAATCCTATTCAACTAATAATCAATTCTATTTTAGAACCATCTTAGAATTTTCTTTATTCGTTGCGATACCTACTCAAGATTCAAAGCTGGCAAGTGCTGAAGCGGATTTAGCAAGAAGTTATGTAAAACCTATTTTAAAATCACTTGCAAATTATAGATTTGATAGTAATTTAACACAACAGAAATATCAACCGTGCCTATATCTTGGCAACGGCTCAGATACTTATAATGTAGCTACTTATATTCATAGATTTGATTTTGCCATAACTGGTGAAATTATTGATAATGATGGAGTAAATCATTTTGAAGAAGCAGTGCCTTTATTAAGTGTGAATCTTGATAATAATAACTGGCAATCAAATATTAATTATTGACAATATTTTTATGAAAATTAAAGTAGAAAAAGACTTGAAGCATCCTATTTTGGGGCTTATACAAGCTGGGACTGTTATTGAGATTATTGATAACGATGGAATGCCAACAGAAATATTCTGGCGAAACAGATTAAGAGATAGTGCAATTGATAATGTTATTAGCATTGTTGAGAACATCATATTAACAACTAAAAAAAATAAATAATGAGTGAATATCCTATTGCTACTGTAAATATATTAAGTTCTAATATTTTTGCATCACTTGACGAACGAAATATATTATTAGTCGGTCAAAAAACAAGTGCAGGCTCTGCAACTAGCGGAGAGCTAAAAAACTTCATTACTGCAAATGAATTAAATAGTTTTTTTGGAGCTGATTCAAGAATTGCTATTGCTGGCAAAGCTTTATTAAAAACCTTAGCCATATCAAATAAAAGACCTAAATTAAATGCTATTGCTCTTGATGATAGTGCAAGCGGTGCTTTTGCAACTGGCTCTATTGCTATTACTGGAACTGCAACTGCAACTGGTAATCTAACATTCTATCTTGATAGTATTAAAAACGGTGCTTATTCAATAGATGTCGCCATTGGAGATACTGCGGTTGATATTGCAACTAAACTTGATGCTTTAGTTAATGCTAATGCTTCTTGTCCTGCTAATTCTACTCTTGCAACCTCAACCCTAACTTTAACCGCTGTTAATAAAGGCTTAGTGGGTAATGATATTGGCTTAAAAGTTGCTGGCTCAGTTGCTGGCATCTCTATTACTTTAACTGCTTTTAGTGGTGGAACTGGAATCCCTACAATTACAAGTTTATTTGATACCATTGTCAATTCTAAGTTAAGATTCACTACTATTGTTTATCCTGCTGAATTTACTTTATCAACTTTAACTACATTGACTGAATCAAGATTTAATGTTAACAATAATGTTTTAGACGGCTTAGGAGTTATCACTAAAACTGATACTTATGCAAATAACAATAGCTTTTTAGATGCTCTTAACTTCAAAACTCTTGATGTTATCTGCAATAACAAAGTTGCAAGTGCAAAACATAAAGGTGGAGCTATATTTGAGAATAACTTAACTATATCCGCAGTTATCGGTGCTATAAGAGAATTAAGACTAACTGTCAATTCTAATATCAGTGCTATTATGTCTAATGGCGAAACTCAAGGTGGGTTATTTAACGGTGCTATTCCTTACTTCAATACTCTTAGTCTTGAATTACCTATCATTGAAATTGGTAATGATTATCTTGAGGAAGAAAGAGACGAGATTAAGGCTTCTGGTGGCTCTTGCCCTACTAATAATGGTTCAAATACTTACATTGATATTAATAAGCAATTAACAACTTATAAAACTGATGGACTAGGTCAAGTTGATACCACTTATAAAAGTGTAAATACTGTTGATACTATGTCTATCGTTAGAGAATACTTTTTTAGAAATATCAAAAAAGACTTTGCTCAGCATGCTTTAACAAGCGGTCAAGTAGTTGCTAATCGTAAAATGGTTAATAAAGAAAGCTTTGTAGCTACTTTATGCGATTATTATATTCAATTATCTGGACTTGCTAACCTCAACTCTAATTATGCTTTATTAGTTGCTAGCAATGAAGCCTTAGAATACTTTAAAAAATCTATTCTTGATACTATTGTAATTAATTTGCAAAACGGCTCTATTATCTCTGAATGTGCGACTCCTATCGTTTCACAATTAGAAGAAATAATTATTAATTTAATCCCTCAATTTGAAGTTTAATTATGTCAATACAAGATAAACCAATACTAGCAGTAAACGGTAAAACTGTTGCTTATATCAATAAAGTTTCCTTTACTGATGGAGCTCCTGAAATTATGTTTAAAGGTCAAGTTGGTGGTCCACCAGTGAAATCTAAAAACTACGAAAATGCTTTTGCAACTATCAAAACTACTATAAGATATACTGCTGAAAGTGAAGAAATTTTGAATGCTATAAGAAATAATGGAGATAATAACACTATTATTATCGGAACTATTAAATTTAGTGGCTGTGTCCTCAAAACAAATACAATAGATCGTTCTTATGGCGAAGATGTTGATATTGAATTTAATGGCAACCCAATTTCTAGCTAATGAAAATACAACTTACTCAGCCTCTTAAAAACAGCCCTTTTATTGATAATGGACTGAATACTTTTAAAGATATTGATTGTCTTTATCTTGATAATATCAATACTAATTTAGTAAGGGCTTATTATCATTATTTTAGAAGCTATTTCTTAAAGGCTTCAATGAAGTTTGTTGCCAACAATCCTAAACAAGATGCTGTTGAAACTGCTCAAGAATCTAAAATAGAAGCTAATCAAATTGCTTTAATAATGTTTGACGGTAATCAAGAAATAATTGACAGAGCTAATCAATTGCTAATTAAAGTTTGTTATAAAGATGAGAATTTAAAAAATAGATTAACTGAAATAGACTTAGAGCAATTAGATAATGATGACTGGGAGGCTTTAATTTCTAATTTTTTGCACGCCTTCTGGTTAAATCGCTGGTTAACTGGAACGAAAACGAATTAATTTTTAATCAATCAATTATTGATTTAGTTTGTAATCTTGTTTATTTTTATAAAGGCGGGATAACTTACAACGAAATAATGAGTATGAGTATTGAAGATTTAGAAATGATTATACTTTCTCAAAATAAAATAGCAAAACAACAAAATGTCATTTCAAGTTAGTTGGGTGTATGATTTAGTTGATAAACTAAGTCCAGCACTCAAAACAATTAATAAAAATATAGAATCTAGCAATCAATCTGTTTTAAGACTCGGAAGAAGCTTAAGAAGTAGTTTAGATAATTTTTCTTATGATAGATTCGTTATAGCAAGTAAAGTCGCCTTAAGAAGTATTGGTCGAGATATTGATAAACTTAGTGAAAAATCAAAACAACTTGGTAAAGAATATTTTTTTAAGGCTAGCATTCCATTAAGCTTGCTAGGAGGTAAGTTTATAAAAACTGCATCAGATTATCAAGAATCTTTAAATAAAGTCGATGTTGCCTTTGGCTCTGCTTCTGATAGTGTAAAAGCCTTCGCAAATACTGCTGGTAAAAGCTTTGGTGTCAATAAAAGCTCCGCTTTAGATATGGCCGCACAATTCGGCGATATGGCAACCTCAATGGGCTTCACTCAAGAAAATGCTGCAAAGTTAGCGATAAGTTTAGTTGGCTTGTCTGGCGACCTTACTTCATTTAAGAACTTAGGAGAAGGTATAGCTAAAACTGCACTAACTTCAATTTTTACTGGCGAAACTGAGTCTTTAAAGCATCTTGGCACTGTAATTACTGAAGTTAATCTAAAAGAATTTGCTTTAAGTCAAGGGATTACTAAAAAAATTAATCAAATGAAGCAAGC